TCCATTGCGCCGATTAAGGGTCCGCCTACCCGCTCAAGCGGGCCACGCAGGCAGGCTGAACACGCGAGCAACGATGACTCGCCGCCTCCGGGGTTGGCGGCAAATAGTGCCGCCCATGCTCATTCTTATATGGCGACGAACGCGCCCGTGTCGTCTGAAACCGGTGTGCCGCACGCTCTCTATAACTATTTTGACCAGATCGGCGAGCAAACCCTCAAGGGCGGCGCCATCGAGACGATTGCCCCGTACGTCGGGAGGGGAAAACAGCTCGGATTTTCAGTGTTGAAAGTTTCGATGGACGATGCCGAGACACTTCCTACACTCTTTGCCCCTTATCTCTCGCATTTATCGGGTTTGTTGGGGCCTAGTTCTTCGGTTGGTAAAACATATTCGGAACTCCTGCATTACAGTCCGTTTTTGGAGCGTGAAGCCTTGCCGAGCATTGCACCGATAGGCCGGCGCGGCATGGCGGAAGCTTCGGGCGAGCGAATGATTGCACGTTACGATGAAATCGGTGAGCAGGCTGCGCGCCAACATTCAAAACCGGACATTCCAGCCGCGCAAAAACTCGATCCGTTGAAGCTCCGCAGCGCGCTGCAAGACCTGTTAACCCAGCAAGCCCGTTTGCCCCCGTCAGGCGCAACAGCTTTCGACCCGCGCGTGACCCCCGCCTGGCCGGGGCTGCAACTGCCAGCTTGAGGATCGTATGAGCAACGTGGTTCTAACCCTGGGCGGCGTGCCGTTTCAGGATTTCGAGGTGCCGGAGCAAATCCGCTTCGGCGGCGGCCAGCGCCTGGCGGTGCATGAACTCATCGGCGGCGGCCGCGTGGTGGATGCGCTGGGCGATGATGCCGGGGAAATCTCTTTCTCCGGCATATTTTCGGGCAGCGATGCATCCGCCCGGGCGCAAACGCTGGATGCGGCCTGCGCCCTGGGTACGGCGATTCCGCTGGTATGGGATGGGTTTTACTATTCGGTGGTGATCGCCGAATTCGCCGCGGCCTACACAAAGCCCTGGTGGATCCCGTTCGCACTGCGCTGCGCGGTGGTGGTGGACCCCGCCGCCGCATTGGCTTCCTTGGCGGCGCCGGCAGCGAGTTTGATCAGCGCGGACCTGGCGGCTGCGGGCGGGCTGATTGGGCTGAGCGGCCTATCGACGGGCGTTCTCGGCAGCACCACGGCAACCGGTCTAGCCGCGGCGCAAACGCAGATCGCGGCTGCCATCTCGACCACCGGCAGTGCGCTCGGCAACAACATGGCAGCATTGAACACGGCGCCGGATGCGGTAACGGGTGTCCAAGCGGTGAACCAAATCACCAGTAATTCGGCCCAGCTCGCTGGCCTCGCGGCCATGAGCGGCTATGTGAACCGGGCGGCCATGAACCTTGCGGATGAGCTGGTATGAGTGCGCAAACCATTACGGTTGTCGGCGGCAATCTGTTTGCCCTGGCGGCGTCGTATTTGAATGACGCGACGCAATGGATCCGCATCGCGCAGGCAAACAGTCTCTCAGACCCGGTGCTAACCGGTTTGAACACGCTCGTCATTCCGCCGGCGAACCCGAATGCCGGGGGCGGCATTGCCGGTTAACACGCCGCTGGTCCAGCTGAGGATCGGCGATGCGCCCCTTTATGGCGCCATCTCGCTGCAGATTGAGCAGGTTGCGTATTTCGCCGCCGACCGGTTTGCCGTGACCGTCGCGCTTGGCGATGGCCCGCTCGCGGATACCGCGTATTTCGCATCGTTTGGGTTGCAAACGATCACCATCGCAATCGCAGTCAGTGATGCCGGCTATGTCGATCTGTTCACCGGGCAGATCGACAATATCCGGCTCGACCTGCTGGCGAAAACCGCAACCTTGTCGGGGCGGGACCTTTCGGCGCGGCTGATCGACACTGAAATATCGGAGACCTTCGCGAACCAGACGGCCAGCCAGATCGCCACGGAGATCGCCGAGCGGCATGGGTTGAACCCAAATGTCACGGCAACGACGACGCCAGTCGGGCAGTATTACGAGCTGGACCATGCGCGCAGCGCGCTTTCGCTGCATTCGCGCAACGGCAGTGAGTGGAACTTGCTCTCTGCGCTAGCGCAGCTCGAAAATTTCATTCTGTCCGTTACTGGAATGACCCTCAATTTCGGACCGTTATTGGCAGGCATCCCATCGCTGCTCACGCCACAAAATTGCATCGGGCTGAGCCTGGATGTGGCGACGACCATACCATCAAGCACGACGGTAAAGTCCTGGAACACGCGGAACAAAACCGTGGTGACGCAAACATCCGGAAGCGCAACGGGCGGTTCCGCCACGCTGATCAGGCCGAACCTCACCAGCAGCCAGGCCGGCAGCCTAGCCGCTAATCATTTATCCGTCCTCACCCAACATGCGACGATTCTGCGGGCGGAAATTGCGGGGGAATTGGCTCTGACGCCGGCGTCACCCATCCTGTTAAGACATACAAACACCGCGTTTGACCAGACATACCTCATCGATAGCATCACGCGCTCGATAGATGCTCGAAACGGCTTCCTCGAGACCATTCGCGCCCACGCGCTTGCCAGCTGAAAGCCAAAACTTGGATCAATTTTGGAACGCCGTGAAAGCCCGCGCTGGCGGCCTGGATGGGCTGGCCGGCGTTGCGCGCTTCGCGCTGGTTTCCAGCTTCGACCCGGCGGCCTATGCGGCGCGCGTATTGTTGCAGCCAGAGAATGTGCTCACCGGCTGGCTGCCGATTCTTTCGGCCTGGGTTGGCAATGGTTGGGGCTTTGCGGCGCCACTAACACCGGGAGACCAGGTTCTGGTGATCGCACAAGAAGCCGATGCCGAGCACGGGGTGATTGTCGGCTGCGTGTGGTCCGCGGTGGACCAAGCGCCTGGCGCCCCGAGCGGCGAGCTGTGGTTGCAGCATCAAACAGGAAGTTTTGTAAAGCTGCATAATGATGGAACGATTGCCATGCAGGCGACTACCGTTAACGTGGCTGGCAATCTGATCGTCAGCGGCAATATCTCAGACCTGAACGGCGCGCACGGCACACTGGCGGCCTTGCGCGATGCCTATGACGCGCATGTCCACGCGGATCCGCAGGGCGGCGTGACAGGTCTGCCCTCGGTGACGGTCTGATGGCTGATCTTGCCCTTCTTTGGGGTGGTGATCTTTCGGTGGGGCCCACCGGAGATATCGCGCTGGCTGACGGAACGGCGTTAACGCAGCAGCGCGTACTGCGCCGGTTGCTGACAAATGCAGGCGATTACATCTGGCAACTCAGCTTTGGCGCGGGGCTAGGCCAGTTTGTCGGCCAGCCCGGCGCGGCAGCTTCCATTCAAGCCGTTGCGCGAACGCAGATGCTGCAGGAGACCGCGGTCGCGGCCAGCCCTTCGCCGATGATCAGCGCAACGGCCGCGGTGGACGGCACGGTGACGCTCTCCATCCAATACGTCGATTCGCAAACGCAAACGACGAATCTTCTGACCTTTTCAGTTTAGGACATCATGCAGCTGCCTTTGCAGAATTTTTCAACCCTGCTGGAGGGTATGGCGGCTGCCGTTCAGGGCGCCGCGAGCAGCCTTCTGGACCTCACAACCGGCTCCGTGCTGCGGGCGATTCTGGAAGCCAACGCCTCGCTCGCCCTGTGGCTGCAATGGCTCATCGTGCAGGTGCTCGCCACCACGCGGCTCGCCACCAGCAGCGGCGCGGATTGCGACAGTTTCGGCGCGGATTTCGGCTTTGTCCGCCTGCCCGCGGTGGCGGCCGTGGGCCAGGTGACGTTTTCCCGATTCACGCCAAGTGTCGCCGCCTTCATTCCCGCCGGAACATCGGTTTCCACGGCGGGAAATGCGCAAAGTTTTGTGGTAACGGTTGACCCTGCCAACCCGGCCTACAGCACCAGCGTCGGCGGCTACAACCTGGCGGCTGGTGTGGCAAGCGTTACCGTGCCGGTTGCCGCGAATGTTGCAGGCTCCGCCGGCAATGTTCAGCCGGGCGCGATCGCCGTCATAAGCTCGGCGCTCGCGGGTATCGATAGCGTAACAAATGCCGCGGTGCTGACCGGCGGGATTGACGCGGAGAGCGACGCGGCATTCAAATTACGGTTCGCCAACTACCTGGCAAGTCTCTCGAAAGCGACGGATGTTGCCATAGGCGCCGCGATCTCCGGGGTTCAGCAGGGCCTCAGCTACGTCATCAGCGAGAATATCGACCAGACCGGGGCCGTGCAGATGGGCCATTTCGTGGTCACGGTGGATGACGGCTCAGGCGCGCCGCCGGCAACACTTTTGAGCACGGTTCAGCAGGCGGTAGATGCGGTGCGCCCGGTTGGCTCAAGTTTCGCGGTACAGGGGCCGGTTGTCACGCCGGCGAACGTGTCGCTTGCGCTGACACTGGTTGCAGGCGCGTCCCGGCAGGCCGCCGTGGCCGCCGTCGCCGCGGCAATCGAGACTTACATCGCATCGCTTGGCGTGGGGGCGGCTCTGAATTACACGCGCCTCGCGCAGCTTGCCTATGCCGCGTCTGGTTCCGTCACCAATGTCTCGGCGGTGCTGCTGAATGGCGGCACAGCGGACCTTGCCCCGCCGCTGTTCGGCGTGGTCCGCACCGGCACGGTCACGGTCGCCTAGTCATGACAGGCGATATTTCCGATATTCTTTCGCGGCTGAAAATGGTTCTGCCGGCGCGCTGGTTTGGCGATACCACGCCAAATCTGGATGCCGTGTTGACCGGCCTGGCGGCGGCGTGGACCGGACTATACAGCTTGCTGACGAACGTACAGACGATGACTCGCATCGCCACCGCGACGGGCGTTTTTCTGGACATTGCGTCCGCTGATTACTTCGGCAATGCGCTCCCCCGCCGCGCTGGCGAGGCAGATTCCGCATTCAGCGCCCGCATCCGCGTGAACCTTGTCGCACCGCGCGCAACCCGCGCCGGATTGTCCGAGGCGCTGCAAAACCTTACCGGCAGATCGCCGATTATTTTTGAACCTTTGAACGCCTCCGACACGGGGGGCTATAATTCCAACACGCTCGGCTACGGCGCCACCGGCGGCTATGGGTGTGCGAATCTGCCGTTCCAGTTCTTCGTCACGGCTTATCGCCCAAACGCAACGCCCATCAGCAATGCCGGCGGCTATAACGAGGGGCCAGGTGGCTATAACACCGGCCCAATGTTTTACGCGGACACTGAACAGGCGCCTGGCGCGATTGACGATGCCGATATTTATGCCGCCGCGGCTGCGGTGCTGCCCGTCGCCAGCATCGCCTGGACAAAAATTTCAAACTGAGGATGAATCATGGATCGTAATATCGTCTATCCGGGGAGCATTCCCCTGGATACGGATATTCTTGGCCTAAACCGCAATGCGATGGTGGGCATCGGCGCGCTCACCGCCGCGGTGCTCGGCAGCTCCGTGGTGGTGGATGGCCTGGCCTGCACGCCGACATTGCCGGCCTCGCTCAGCGTCAACATCGCTCCGGGAAGCATCACCCAGCTCTCGCCGGTAGACGCCAACGCCTATGGCTCGCTGCCCGCGGATGTTGCGGATCAACTGGTGAAAACCGGCATCAACCTGCAATCCACCAGTTTCACGCTGGCAGCACCGGCCGCCTCCGGCCAATCGGTCAATTATCTCATCGAGGCGGCATTTGAGGAGTCCGACACCACGCCGGTCGTGCTGCCCTACGTGAACGCCGCCATCCCGTCGCAGCCTTATTCCGGGCCAAATAATTCCGGCACCGCGCAGAACACCCAGCGGATTCAGCGCGTGGAGTTGCAGCTGAAGCCAGGCGCCGCTGCTGCCGCCGGCACGCAGACGACGCCGGTGGTGGATTCCGGCTGGGTCGGGCTCTACGTCGTCACCGTGAATTACGGCCAGACGGCGATCACCGCCGCAAACATAGAAACGCTGCCAGAAGCACCCTTTCTCAGCTATAAATTGCCGGCGCTACGGCCCGGATTTGCCTCGATGCAGGTGTTCACCTCGTCCGGTACGTTTGTGGTGCCGGGCGGCGTCAGCACGGCGCGTGTGACGGTGATCGGCGGCGGCGGCTCCGGCGGCTATCACAGCACCATGCCAAGCGGCGGCGGAGGCGCCGGCGGCCAGGCCATTGGCATCGTGACCGGCCTTACGCCGGGGCAGAGCATCGCGGTGACAGTTGGGGCGGGCGGGGCAGTTCCGGCCGCGCCCGAAACCGGCAATTATGGCGGCACATCAAGCTTTGGCACGTATATGTCCGCGACCGGCGGCAGTGGCGGCAGCGGCGGGACCACGCCGGAATTCGCCATGGCCGGCGGCGCTGGTGGCGTGGGCGTGGGCGGGCAGATCAACCGCGGCGGCTCGTATGGCAGCGATTCCATCGTTGTCGCCTCCCGCGGCGGCGATGGCGGCGGGCCTGGCAATGGCCGCGCCTCTAGCGGCCCCATCCCTGGGTTGAGCGCAACCGGGTTTGGCGGCGGCGGCGGCGGCGGCGGGCTGACCGTTACCGGCACCGCGCAGGGCTACCCGGGCGGCGCCGGTGCGCCTGGCGTCGTGATCGTGGAATACTGAGGAGGCCGGGACATGAGCACACCTGCCAGCCACCTGTGGAAGCCTTCGAATGCGCGCTACCTGCAGATTGACGGTTTCGTTCCCACCCCGCGCGGGCCACAAATTCCACCCGCCACGCCGCAGCAATGGCCAGCGAAGGATCCTGGCGACACGCTCGATTACGTGTTCGATATCACACCGGCGCTCACCGCCAATCCCGGTGATTCCATCGCCACGCTGGATGTAGCCATAAGCCCAAGCAATCCGGGCGATCTAACGCTCGCCTCCTCAAGCGCCGATGGCGCGCGGGCGGTGCTGTGGCTGACGGGCGGCCAGCCGCTGACAACTTATACCGTTACCATAACAATCTCGACGACGGGCGGGCGCACCCTGGCGCGCAGTATCGCGCTGCCGGTCATCACGCTCGCCAGCGTGCCGGCGCCTGAAACCGCGCTTACCACGCCCAGCGGTCAGCCTTTGACCGATCCCACCGGCACGCCACTGACGACTGACTGAGGGTTATTCATGCCAACAATCGGACAATTACCGGCCGCAAGCTCCGTGGCGGATACTGACGAGCTGCCCATTTTCCAGAATGGCCAGACCCTCGCCGCAACGCGCGCCCAGGTGCTGGCGGGCACGCAAACGGCGTTAACCGTGCCGCAAGGCACATTGCTGGGCGGCGTCGGCCCCGGCACGGCCGCACCCGTGCCGATCTCTATCGGCGCCAATCTTTCCCTCGCCGGTTCAACGCTATCAGCCGCCGCCGCGCCGTTTGCCATCGCCGCTCTGCCCGCCGGCACGACGCCAGGACCTTCGGATATTGTGCCGATTTCCCAGGGCGGGATGAATGCTGGTGTTTCCTATGCGAATTTCCTGGACGGCATCGCCGGCGTTTCCGGCCTGCCCGGCGGCGCGCTCACCGCCACCGCAACTGGCGCCACGGCGGCGCGCACAATTTCGGCCCTCGCCGCCAATGCGGTTTCCATCGAGGATTTCGGCGCGGTTGGCGATGGTGTGACGGATGACAGCGCGGCGCTGCTTGCCGCACTCGCCTCCGGCAACCCGGTCCGCCTGGGCGCCAAAACCTACGCCATCGCCGGCGAATGCGATATTTCGGCACCTTGCTGCACGCTGCTGGGCGTGCCAGGGCTCACCGAATTGATGCGCCCCGCGCAATCCAGGCTCGGCACTTCATCCACCGCCGCTTGGATCAGCATTTCTTCTCCGGCCACGTTCATCGACGGTGTCATTTTCGACGCGAACAGCGCCATCACAACGGACACTTATGCCGTCGCGATCCAGGCTGCCTGCACGAAATCCATCGTCGCGCGCTGCTTGTTCCGCAACGCGCAAGGGCCGAATAACGGCTCGGGCCTGATCTATGTCGCCAGCGATCCGGCGATCACCCAGCATCATGTGAATGACTGCGAATTTACCGGCAACGCCGCGCATGGAATTTTCATCCAGGCGACGGATGCGTTCAGCATCACCAACTGCCATGCCCATGACAATAGCGGCAACGGGATTCACGCCGACAGCCAGGACCCGACCTTCAGCTTGAAAATCCGCGAGCTGCATATTGTTGGCAACACATGCTGGAACAATAATTGCGGCATCCTTGTCGGAAACTTCAACTCAACGAACAACGCCGCCTTCGTCTACGGCAATTCGAACCCGGATATTCTGGCCGCCATCATTGCGTCCAACAACACCTATTCCAACAGGGAATATGGCATCTTCATGTCGGGACGGAATATTCTGGTCAGCGGCAATCTTTGTACCAATAATAGCACCAATGGCGGCAGCGGCGCGGGGATTTTGTGCGATACCGGCTATTGCAAGATCAGCGGCAACATGATCAGCGGCGCCTCCGCCTTCGGCATTGACTGCGGCGGCTCGATCTACACCGAAGTCAGCGACAACTATGTCAACGGCGCAAGCGTCGGGGTAAATATCGGTGGCGGGCAGTATTGCACCGCGAAGAATAATTTCATTCAGGATTGCACGGGCATCTGCATCGGCGCGCAGAATGTTGAATCCAACGGCCGCGGCCAGGACTTCAACCTAACCTGCACCGGGCTTTCGATCATCGGCAACTGGATCGCCTATAGCGGTGAGGTTTTCGCGATATTGGTGCGCGATGCCGCGCAGAATATTCTGATCGCCGACAACGTCATTCTTGCCGAGCCAGGCGCTGATATGACCAGGGCGGTTTCCGCCTATACGGATACGGTGACGATTCGCGGGAATGTGCTGAATTTCACAACACGCTGGTCCGCCAATCCCATCACGGTGAATGGCCTGTACACGCTGGTTGTGCCGGACGTCGCGGATGCCGTCACGATATCGCAATCTCTGGTGCCGGTGACCAGCATCATCACCTCGCAAGGTCAGGAGCTGATTGGCCAGATTGCGTATTGCAAGGTGGTGAATGGCGGCAGCAACTATACCACCGCCTCTATCAGCTTCAACGGCACGGGGTCTGGTGCTGCGGCCGAAGTCTGGCTTTCCGGCGGTGCCGTAATCGGTATTCAGATCACCGGCTTTGGCTCGGGTTATGGTGCGGGCACCACGGCGACGATTACCGGCAACGGCTCTGGCGCCACCGTGACGGTGCAAGTTGGATTGCCCGTGTGGCAGGGCAAGCAACTGGCCATAGATTGCCTGACCGCCGTGACCTTCGGCCAGACCGGAAGCTCGCCGGCGCAGTCCAACTGGACAGGCGCGCCCATCACCATTCCCGCTGGCGGCACGATTGATTGGATCGGCACGAATGGCGGCTGGCGCGCCGCACGCTTCACGCAGAGCGACTATGTCTCGCCGAACGGCGATGGCAGCGTCACGCTGCGCACGCAATCCGGTGATATCTCCCTGCACCCAGCCGGCAGCGGCATGGTGCGGTTGCTTTCGGACACCGAATCAACCGGCGCGGTGGAACTGATCGGCCGCGGCTCACCGCTGAACGTGATTTCGGCGCCGGCGGGATCAACTTTCAGAAACTTGAATGGCGGCGTCGGCACTACGTTCTGGGTAAAGCAGGCCGGCACAGGGTCCGCCAACTGGGTTGCGGTTGCGTAATGAGGAAGCAAGCATGACAACGATAGCCCAGCTGCCGGCCGCCACCACCGTCGGCCCGAGCGACCTGCTGCCATTATCGCAGGCCGGCAATTTGTATTCGGTCAGCGTTTCGCTGCTAACGGAAAACCTGCAGCCGCTCTTATCCATGCCGACAGGCGATCTTCTTGGCCGCAACAGCACGGGCGCCGGCGCGCCGGAGGCGGTCAGCGTCGGCACCGGGCTTGTGCTGGCGGCCGGAACGTTAGGCGCGGATGGCGCCGACCATTCCGGTTTTCCGGTACAGGCCACCATGTCGCTCAGCGATACTCTGGTGATCAATAGCGGTTCGGCGCCTGGCTTGCTCCCGGTTGCCGCGTTGCGCGGCCTGTTCAGCGCCGGGACCGGCGTGAGCATTGATGACGACGGCGTCGTTGCGGTCACGGTCTCATCCATCGCCGGTCCCGCCGGCCCGCAAGGACCGGCTGGGCCGGCAGGTGCGACAGGACCGCAAGGCCCGGCCGGCGCGCCAGGCCCTGGCTTGTCCGCCCCCGGCGCCGGAAACTCGGCAAGCTCGATCGGCGCCTCCGATTACGTCGCGATCTGGCAGAATGGCGCGAATGCGTGGATGCCGTATGGTCAGTTCCTCGGCGGCCAGACGATAAACCAGCTTCCCGCCGCCGGTCCCGCCGCTGATAGCGACGAGCTGCTCGTGGCGCAGGGCTCAGATTCGCTCAGCGTTCAGAGCTTTTCGTCGATCTGGACGTATCTTCAAGCGAAGTTGCCAAGCTTCAAGACCGGTGTCGTCGAGCTGACCGGCAACACGGTGCTGGATGCGACCAGCCATAACAACCGCATACTCGTCGCCAGCGCGCCGCTGACGCTCACCGCGAACTTCGCAAATATGGGCTCGGGCTTTGCCTGCACGCTGATCAACCTCAGCGCCGGATCAATCACCATGGGCACCGGCATTTCTTCCGGCTCCGGCGGCACGTCTTTGCCGCCTGGCGCTGCCGCCGAACTCTCCGCGTTCAGCTATTCCGGCGGCTCGCTGGTCTGGTGGAGCGGCATCGTGCCGAACGCGCCGACACTAACCGTGGGGTCCATCGCGGCGCCGGCGCCGGGCACGCCATTCAATGTCGGCGGCGGCATATTCAACGATGCGCCAACCGCGCTCGACTACTCAATCAATGGCGGGGTCACATGGGTGGCGGCGGCCAGCCCCGTCATCACCGCGAACGCCTATAGTTTCGTCATGCCCGGCCTGGTTTCCGGCACATATACAATCCAGGTCCGCGACCATGCCAACATTGCGGTGATCGGCGTTTCAAACAGTTTTACAATCGCGGCGCCGGAGATTGCGATCAACGCGCTGCCGGCATCGGTGGAACTGAACAGCGCCGTGACGGTGAGCGGCACCGTTTCCCCCGGCAACAACGCCGTGAATGTTGGCATTTCATCCAGCAGCACAGTCGCGCCCGCGGCTTGGCTGGCCGCGACAGTCGCGAACGGTGCGTGGGCGGCGAGCCTGACGCCATCGGTCACCGGCACAATCTATATCTGGGCGCAGCAATCGGCCGAAACCTCCGTTCAGGCGGTTTCACCGGCCATCAATGTCGTCGCCGCCTCGCTCATCATCACCGCGCCGGCCACAGGCAACGCCGCCACGGCGCTGACCGTCAGCGGCACGGTCAGCCCGGCGGCTGACAGCGTCAACGTGCAGCTGAGCACGCAGAACACGGCGCCGCCAACATCCGGCTGGACGGCGGCGGTGAACAGCGCGGGCAGCTTCGCGGCATCGCTCACGCCATCAGCTTCGGGAACGTATTACGCCTGGGCGCAGGACCCGGTGACGGGCCTGACCGCGGTCTCGGCAGCGATTATCGTCGCCGCTTCGGCGCCGGTAACCTACACGATCAACAATCCCGGCGGGCCGTTCGCGCATGGCAGCGGCTCCTTCCTGCTCAACGGCTATCTCTCGCCGGCCGGGCTTTCGGTTACAACGCAGATCGCGCTCTCCACATCCAACACGGTGGCGCCAACCTCTGGCTGGCAGCAGGTTTCCAACACTTTTTCCAACAACACGATCTGGGGCGTTTACGCCAATACGCCGGCGACGGCCGGGAGTTATTACGTGTGGGTGGAGACGACGACCGGCGAGGGTCTGACGGTCAGCAGCTTCACGGTCTCGATCACATAGATGACGCTTCTCGCCATCTCACCGGGCTCGCCATTGCTGACAGGGCCGGGGGCGCGCGCGCTCATTGCGGCTTTGCCCGCCGGCAGCACGCCGCCGGCGGGCGTGTTTGCCGGCCCCTATCCTTCCGCAATTTCCGGCCTCTCCGGCTGGTGGGATGCCGGGCTGTTGAGCGGTCTGCTCGATCTGACCGGCGCGCCGGTGGTTTCGGCAAATGCCGTAGTCGGCTCCGTGAAGGATAAATCCGGCAACAACACGTCGCTCACGCCGTACCACTACGCCGTGGTCGGCACGCCCGCCGCGACGATCGCGACGCCGCGGCTGAACGGCTATCTCGGCGGCATCGGCGCGCCGGATGAGCCGATTGTGACTTACGGGCCGAGCCTTGACGCCGATTGGGGCCTTGCGCATCCCGGTTTTGAACTGGGTGCGGCCGCCGCGTGGACACGCTATCTTGTCTGGACCCGGCCGAATCTGCGCCAGGGCACGTATTACGTGAACGCGGACCCGGTGCCGCTGATCCATTGCACCGCCTCCGGAACCACGATTCTGCAGGCGGACACGACAGATTCCAATCTCACCCTGTTCCCCGGCACCGCCAGCCAGTTTGTATTGAGCGCCGAACTCGCGCGGCGTCACACGCATGCGGTGATTTTGCGCAACACGCCGGGCGCGGGCGTGGATGTCTGGCTGGATGGCGTGCAGGTTGCCACGGCGGTTACGAATCCGCTCGGCGCCAGCGCCAAGGCGCAGGTCCTGCTTCTGCATGACGGTACGCTGCAAGGCTCCGCGCAATGCTGGTTCCACGAGGCCGCGAACTGGGAACGCGCCCTGGATGCCGGCGAGATCGCGACGCTCATCGCCTGCCAGGCCCGCTGGGTGCTGGGCACGCGCCGGGGTGTCAGCATGCTGGTGATGGGCCAGTCCAACGCCGCATGGTTCATCCAGTCCGGCGGTCTTCTCGCCATGTCTCAGGGCATCGCGTGGTATCTGGGCGCGGCGGCGTATACGATCACGGCGCAATTCGCGGGCGGCTACCTTTCACCGGCGCGCTATACCGTTATTTCCGGCCACCCGATTTCCAATTCCTCGCCGCCGCTATATCCGCCGGGCGCTGGCAATGGCACGTTCTTAACCAACCCCGGCGACGGATCGGACCCTTCGACCTGGTCCGAAGGGCCGGATTTCGCGGCTGTCGCCGCCTATCTCACCGGCGCCTCAGCGGTCGTTTCGGCCGCCGATGAAGACGACATCATGTTCATCATCTGGCCCTGGTCCGAGCAGGACAGTACGATGCCTTACGCCAACAAGGCGTTGTATAAAGGCACGGTGCTGCAACTTCTCTCGATGACGCGCGGCGTGCTTGGGCGAAGTGCGGCCTCCCTGCCACTTTTGGCGTGGAATGCGATCCCGTATGAATCGAATGACGGCGTGCAGATGGTGCGGGAATCCATCGCCGATCTCGCCGCCGAGCCGGCCAACAATATCATCGTGTTTGCCGCGCAGACATCCGATTCCAACCCGTTGAACGCAACGTACGATCCCTCAACCGGCATATTCTCCGGCGGGGATTCCGCGCATCGCGATGAGCCTGATTTGCTCCGCTATGGCCGTATCGGCGCGTTTGCCGCCGGGCGCGCTGCCGTGGCGCTGGGCCTTTGCGACACGATCCCGGCAACAGCATTGCCATCAAGCGGCCTACCCGCCGAAGGCGGACCGAAGATCACCCACGTATATCGCGCGTCGGACACCAACATCATTCTGACAATCCAACATGATTCCGGCAACGACCTGATTGTGCCATTGCAAGCCGCGAACGGCGCCGGGTTTGCGGTAATGGATGGCGGCAGTGTCGCATCTCCAGGCAACATCATCACCGCCACTGCGGCCGCCCGCATTGATTCGACCCATATTTCGGTCATGCTGGCCTCACCCATCACCAATCCATCATCGAATGCGTTTTTCTTCTACCCCTATGGCAGTACGCAAATCGGCCGCGGCGATGCGGTGACCGATAACGCATCCCTGCTGGCCCCGCCGGCGAATTGGGATATCGCGAATGATTTGGGCAGCGCCTGGGCGATCAACATGCCGCTGCAGGCGACATTTTACCCCATCACGCTTTCAGCCAGCCCTGATTGAAGAAAGGCTAGACTATGGATCAGGACTCGGTGGCACTTCTGCGCGCGGATATCGCGGCTTTGCGCGGGGATTTCTCCACCATCCGCCAGGATCTCGGCGTGCTCGATGCGCGAACCGATGCGCTGGAAAACTGGCGCGAACGCTATCTTGCCCAGGATGACCAGGTGGTGAGCAAACTGTTTACGAAAATCGACGAGCTGGTGGCGGCTTTAAGCGAGGTGCGCAACGATTTATCGCGCATCCGCGGTGAGCGTGACGCCGAACGCCGGATGACCATCACCATCATCAGCCTGCTCTCCGCCGTATGCGGCGGACTTGCAACAAATTTCCTGCACTTTCCCGGACATTAGCGATGGATAATTTTGCGCGCTGCTTTGCCTTCACCTTGGGGGCTGAGGGCGGCTATTCAAACAACCCGGCCGATCCCGGCAACTGGACCGGCGGCGCCGTCGGCAATGGCGAGCTACGCGGCACCAAATACGGCATCAGCGCGAGCGCCTATCCGCAGCTGGATATCGCGAATCTCACAGAACAACAGGCCGAGGATTTATACCGGCAAAACTACTGGGCGCCGCTGCAAGGCGATAGCCTGGCCTTGCCTGTCGCCCTTGTGGCGTTTGACGCGGCGGTGAATGCCGGTCCGAAACGCGCAATTTTCTGGTTACAGCAGGCCGCCGGCATCCCCGCTGACGGGGTGTTAGGACCTGAAACGCTGGCCGCGCTGAATGCCGGCGAGCCGACCGCACTTGCGCGCGAGGCGCTGGTCCGCCGGCTGGAATTCTCCACGCATCTTTCCACCTGGGCGAGTTTCGGCCTTGGCTGGTCAAGGCGAATCATTTCGCTCGCCGGGGAATTGTCATCATGAGAAGCTGGATCGTTGGGCTGTTCAGCGACGGGCACGGCCAGCCTGACGAACAGGCGCTTATTTCCGTCGCCGGCGCGGCGGTTTTCTTTGGTCTTGAAATCTACACGGTGGTTGTCCACGGCCAGAATTTTGACCCCCTCGCCTTCGGCGCCGGCGTCGGCACGCTGATGGGCGCCACTTCGGCCGGCTTCGGCCTGCGCGCCCGTCTCACCCCCGTCGATGGCGGCAGCCAATCACCTTCCGCTTGAAAGGAGCCGAAATGCCCGCGATTATTTTGCAGTTTTTATCGCCGCTTTTGAAGTTTCTGGCGCCGCTATGGCCATATCTCGTCGCCGCTTCCGTGCTGCTCGGCGGATATCTGTACATCGCGCATCTGCGTGCCGATCTGGCATCGGCCAATGCGGCTAACACGGCGCTGACACAGACAAACCAGGCAAATGCCGCCGCCATCGCCAGCTACCAGGCGCAGGAGCAAAAATGGAACGCGGCGATGGACACGCTCGATGCGCAGAGCCTGGCCACTTCGACCGCCACGGGGCAGATTCTCGGCAACATCGAGGCGCAGCCCGCCAGCGCCGATGCGCCCGTGGCGCCGGTGCTGGCCGGCGCGCTCGCGGATATCGCCAAGCTGCAGGGCCAGACCAAATGA